TGGTTCGGCAGTTGCCGTCATAGCCGCAAAGGCTGGTGATAGTGAGCGCCTGTTCTGCGTAGTCTGCTGCTGGTGATGGAAAACCCATAATAACCACCCCTGACAATTGACTGTATATTTATACAGTATCACCAAAAAAACGAGGGTCAAGAATTTGGGCGCAAAAAAACCACCGAAGCGGGTAAGAGCTTAATAAACAATCAATTCCTCTCATAGCCAGTACCATCAGCAGGATTAAAACAACTAGCCATACTGCCCCTAATAACAGCACCAGCAGGTTCACGTTTTTACCTCATGCTTATCGCGCTGTTGCTGGAACTTGCAATATTGGGGGATAGTCAGATGGCAGCCGATGCTCATCGCCTAGGCTTCGACTTTGCACAGGAAGATGTAAATCTCGCCAGCTTCCAACTCGGACGTATGATGCAGGGTTTGTGCGGTAGTGATCTCGCCGGACACGATGTCCATCCAGTCTTTGCTTTCGTCGCCGAGATAGGTGTGCTTAATCGCGTCCTTGCCCCACCCGGCCTAGCGAAGGTCATGCCTAGGGCAATACTTCCGTGTACCACATGCGGCTGAGCGCGTTCTGAGCCAAGCTGCATTTCTCTCGCCACGGCCTCACCTGCAGGCAGAAGCATTGTCCGGCATCCAACAGTGGCTGAATCTAATTACCGATAGAGGCGAAGTTACCGCGATGGAGTTTGATGCCGTCTATAGGCAGGGCCATACGGCCTCCTTGACGGAAACCGCAGAATGCACAAAATCTCAGTTGCATTTCTGCATCTGTGACAAGGTGAGGAGTTCAGATTGTGGTCGCATTTAAGTCCCCTTAAATGCGCAGAAGTCACCGTAGTTGTTCAGGCTCCGATGACTCAATTATGACGGGATGATTTCAGAAAACCAATTTGTGAATAACGACAAATAGTTAAGGGATCCATCCTTCACCGCAGTTTCCTGTCTCTCTCATCCACTCATGACCGCATTCTGAGCACTTGTAATAACGCTCGTTTGCTTCGCGACCATGATAGCTGAGGTTAACGGATTTATCGCCTTGCAAGACCATGCATGCAAGAGGTGGATCCCTTCGTCCAAGGGGTTGTTTATTACAAACTTCACAAGTCATAAATCCCGGACCTCACACGTTGTTCGTCTGTAAAAATCATTATAACGACAAAAATTTGGTTAATATGCGAGCGGAATGTAAAACATGTGTATACCTCTGAAATCCGTCCTCAGCGATTTACTTTTTAGCGTCAAACCCCACATGATTAGACGCGACTTCAGTGAATTTACGAACAACATCCATGGCGAAATCACCTCTCTCAGCAAGTTTCCATACCCAATGTACCACTTGCTCTGCGTTCGTTAGGCGGGAAAGAGGAATTGAATAAACCTGACCATGGATGTCTATCACCTCAAGCTCATCAAGGCATACCTTAACCAGATCCTCAAGCTCTCTTTCTCTTTCAAGAATCCTTGTGATGCTCATGCTATTTTCCATTCCCACCTCCTAATGAGCTATTTTGAATTTTGATCTGCCATCTCAACATAACGAGGATCCGATGGCTTCGGTAAAGTTATTGACGCTTCCCGGTAAAACTTCAACCTCTCCAAAAAATAATTTCGCAAATGCTCCGGCAGCTCTCGCATCACCACCTCGGCGATAACCGGCATATTTAGGCGCTCTTTGTACGCCACGCCTGAGGCCACTAGGTCAAAGTTTACCTTGTCGCGATCTTCTTGCGGTTTTACTGCTATATTGGAGCTTGGCACAGTGATTTAACTCAGAGTTAGTATGGATAAGAAAAACTACGTAAGGATAGTTGCGGCTTTTATTGTTGCACTTATGTTTATAATTGTTCCAGCAGATAAAATGGTTAACGGTCAGTCATTTGACTTCACTTACAAATTCATTTGGAATCTTGGCGTTCCTGAAGGTGACATATTCCCCTATGTCGTTAATGTTCCGCTCATAGCGGCGCAAATTTTTGGCGTCCTTGCCATAGTATGGTTACTCAGTAGAGTTAAATAACCACACTTTTTACTTCACCTCCTGCTACGGTGATTCGATGAGCGCGCGGCAACTCCACCCAGACCAATGCACCGCATCTGCGCGATCATCATCCTCTGGTCGAACGAGCGTAACCTCACTCAGGTGTGTTCTGTGTGACCACAGCCATGCCACAGGCTCCGCATTCAGTGAGGGTAGCGCGATGCTCAGCAACACTTAACCGGGCACACACTGCCCAACGTCTGCTACGTTCGCCACGGTAACGCTGACATATTCTCCGGTGAAAGACTCTTCGCTGGGGACCCACTCGCAAAGGTCGAGAGTATCGCCAGCATGGTAATCACGGTCATTCCAGCGCAGTTCGGCACGTTTGTACCCGGCCAATACCGCAGCTTAATATTCAGGCTAAACCTTAAGGTTGTGTGTCATAGGTTCTCTGGAAATAGTGCTCATGGGTTAGTCCTTCACGAAAATGATCCAGTGGGTTTTGTCGTTCTTCCCGGTACGCTGACCGATCGCAGGTTTCTCGTCAGTAAGCTCCAAAATCTGGCTCACCGGGATCTGCGTTTCATTCCATTTGAAAATGAGCACACCGTGTGGCCGCAACACTCGGAACGCCTCTTTGAAACCGGCGCGCAGGTCAGAACGCCATGTATTTTTGTTCAATCGACCATATTTTTTACCCATCCATGCCGTTTGGCCGACACGCTCAAGGTGTGGGGGATCAAACACAACAACCGAAAACGACTCATCAGCGAACGGCAGCGCGCGGAAGTCTGCAATCAAATCAGGACGGATAACGAGGCGGCGGCCGTCGCATAATTCGTGCTCTTCGCTACGGATATCAGCGAAGAGCGTACGCGTATCGCGTTTGTTAAACCAGAACATGCGGGAACCGCAGCACATATCCAGGATTGTTTGCTCAGACATGCTCACTTTGCCTCCACTAACTCTTTCCATTTTTCTTGAAGTAACTGCCGGGCCGCTGCCTCTCCATCAGGCGGGAACGAAAATCCCGCGCGGACTCCTGGGCAACCGTTAGAACAGCGGACCTCTGCTGAACCCCAGTTCATCCCTCGGCTGCGAACCCTCAGTGAAGGAGCCATTCCGCATTCAGGGCATTTCGGTAAATCAGTCATTCCCCAGCCCCTCCAGCAGATGCTTATGACGGCGCAGCTCTCGAACGGCCCCCTGCAGGCGCTGCAGGTTAGCCAGCTTCGCTTTCGTGCGGCGGATTTCGGTTGAGATATAACGCGATGACGGAATAATCAGATCATCCGGACGGCTGGCGAAAGCCGGGATATCCCCAATAATTTCTTCCAGGGTTTTGCTTTCCGGGGCCGATGCGACCTTGAAATCTGTTGCTTCGGGCTCCTGCTTCTCTGTCTGTATTGCCGGTCCCCCTGCCAGGCTCCAGGTGATGTTTTTCCCGTCCACATGGCGCAGGACCAGACCGTCCTTGCACATCGCACCAAGCGAAGCATTCAGGGCTCGCGAACCTTTACCCAGCTTTTCTGCGACCTGATTAGCGCTCATAGCTCCCTGCCCCTGCATTGCTGACAATATCCTCTCCACCAGCGGCGATGGTTGCTTGGCTCGGATACGCTTCGGCTTTTGCTCCTTCGCGGTCCCCACCGACCATGATCCATCGAAGAAATCGCACAACCCCTCTTCTTTCTGCTCGCGAAGCATTTTCAGTGCCTCTACGGGCTCGATATCCAGGCGGGCTGCTACATCGAGGTAGGTTGCTTTACCCATTGCTTTCAGTGCGTCGATTACTGATTCCATAATTTTCTCCTCAAAATTTACTTAACAGGCCTCAGGTGGCTAACGTTTCCGCGGTAGCTCTCCCAGTCAAAGTTCACCCAAATGCCGTTATCCATGCGCAGGCGGTCAATAACCCTTTCACCTAGGGTTTCTACCAGCGCGTCGTAATTCAGGTTGGTCAGTACGCCAACGGGGCGCATAGCGGCCAGCCGGCGATCGATAATCTGGTTCAATAAAACTTTCTCGCCGCGGCTGTCGCGCTGAATGCCGACTTCATCGAGCACCAGCAAATCCACTTTGCAGAGGTCATCCAGCAGCGCGGCTTCAGAACGCCCTTCGTCATAACAAGACCTGGCGCGCAGGGTCAGGTCCGGCACGGTCACAATCAGAACCGTTCGCCCCTGTTTCAGCAGATAATTTCCGATCGCCGCTGAGAGGTGGTTTTTCCCCGTGCCGGGCTTTCCGGTGAAAACGAAGCTCGCAAAGCCGGTTCCAAAATTTTGCGCATAACTCTTTGCCATACTCAGGGCATGGCGCTGTCCATCGCCGTTCACCGTGTAATTCGCGAAACTGCAGCTGCGGTGCAGGTTCTGAATCCCGGATCGCCCGAAAATTTTCTCTGCTCGTGCCTGCTGGTTGAGTTTGTCCACCTCAGCCGCACGTTTCTGCCCTTCCTCACGCTGCCAAGCCATCAGTTCTGCAGCGTTCTTGAATTTGGGTTCTACGCCTTGCGGAATTACGCGGCGAAGGCGATCGAGAATGGAACCTGCGTTTTGCATGCTTACCCCCTAAATCCTGGCGGAACGGTGTTATCTGGACGGGAGATCTGATTGATATCCCGTCCACCAGCCTGGTAGTGCCCTGTGCCCGGTGCCGACAGGCGGATAATCAGGTCATCCCATTTTTCGCGGAGTTTGGCCGGGCATTTCACCTGGCGAACCCAGAACGTATCGCTCTGAACGCGCTTGAACATTTCACAAATTTGCTTGTGGCTACGGCCATCAAGGGTGCGCATCAGACGAACGTCATTCGCCCAGACCGTCCAGTTCGGCTCTTTCGGACGAACGATCTCGCCGTCAAAGGTTGCGGCCTCCTCGTAGAGTTTCAGCACGCGCTTCCAAATCCATTGCGCACAGGTCAAATCTTCCTGGCTACCCCATTGGCGTTTCGTAGGGCTACTAACCACTGCTTCCGGGTGACGATTTAAAAATTCTGCTTTTGAAATCTTTCCGTCGGACTGCGAAGCATCCGGACGAGAATTATTTTCTGGTTCTTTGACTGGTTCAGAAGAGTGACTGATTCTGGGTGAATCTCCTTCACTATCCCCTGGTGAACGTGCTGCACCATCTGGTGAATTTCCTGCACCAGCCCCTGGTGAATTTGCTTCACCATCCTGGTGAATCTCCTGCACTACCCTTGCACTGGTATTTGCACCGCTCAGGGTTAGTCGGTAGAAATTGCTGCCATTGCCTTTCGGCCCCGATCTGGTCTCTTTTCGCATCAGTCCAGACTCGCAAAGCGCGGCAACATGATTCATGACGGAACGACGGCTGATCTCACACTGATCAGCGATATGCTGA